GAGTCCGCCTTATTTATTATCTTACCTTCTAACGCCTTACCTCTAATCGTTTTACGTAAGAAGCAATATCCGATAAGTCCTACAACTGCTACTGACAATCCAATTATCTTATTCATATAACTCTCCTTGTCTAGCCTTCTGTTACCAGTAAGGTCTTACAGACATTGTTGCAGTAATCTTTACATAAATATTTCGAACTCATCTAGTCTTGAATCTGGTACATTTTTCCCATCTTTCTTTTTACCAAGTGCCTTCATTTCTTTCTCATACTGATAAACGCAATAGCCCATGAAGCCTGTTACGAAGATCCCTGTAATAGCTATCCCGGCAACAGCTATCCCGGCAACAGCTACTCCTTTTACCTTATCCATTACACTTAGCTTATTCATCTTACCTCCTTAGTCTGCCTTCTAGTTATAGTAAGGTCTTATGACTATGCTACAGTTTTACTTTCATGCCAGTATCCCAGCAGTTGTTTAACACTGACGTCTTGCACTTTCTGGGACTCTGTTATTCCCTTACTGACTAATGTACCAAAGGTTCTACTTGCACTAAGTCGCATGTCGATATTGAACACTTTGATAAACAGTAATCGTTCATCTCTAGGTATCCGAGCTAGTACCTTACACTCGAATGCCTGCTTGAAGCTGATCCACTCCTCTGTTGATCTCATGATACTCACCTCCTTCGTATCGTGTGACGTACACCGTACAGCCTAGCCCATAAGGGCTAGTTGCAAGTCTAATGGTAGTGATAGTTCGTATATACTCCACGCTATCACTATTATAACGAACACTACAATAGCTACTACAATACGTCTGTTACGTTGCTTAATCTTACTCATCTTACGCACCTCCCTTGTTTATAGTTGATGTAGAGATCCGGATTCTTAAGATAGAATCCTTGTGGAACTCTAGCATCTCTTTCTGCTTGCCTTCTTACATCTCTCTCATCTCGACTTTCCTTCTGATGAGCTTGTTTCTTTTCTACATGTTTCATGTTGATTACCTCCTTTGTTAATTTATAAGCTACTTACATTATTTTATTTTTACCCTGGTGGGCGTAAAACAAAAGTCTATGTAGTATACTATATACTCCTGGTTGCACCGTGTGAGAATAAAAAAAACACTCTCGTGTGTGAGAATTTTAAAAGCGGATGTCCCCCCCTAAATCATCTTTTGCAAAAAGTCCGGCGAGAGAAAAAAGAAAAATGCAGATCCACGTTGAATTTTTTTAAATAAAGACTATATAATATAATAGAGGTCAATTAATTAAAGGAGATATAGTATGGCGATGGTGTATGCGAGAAATAAAGAAGATATAGAGTCGTTGCTTAAAAGATTTAAATTAGCAGTAGAAAAAGATGGAATACTTAACGAGATAAAAGAAAGGGAATATTTTCGTTCCCCTAGTTACTTGAAGCATAAAGCGATGTCAAGCGCTAAGTACAAGAAGCGGTTAGCTAAAAAGAACCCGGAAGGTATAAAACCATGAAAATTTTTAAAATCTACGGCAAGACAGGGATTGGTTTAGATGTTACGGGCGAGACTATTAAGATAGTTGAACGCTCTAAGGCGGCGGACGATCTTACACTTTTTATAGATGTTGATACTGTCGAGGGGTACGAGGAAGCTTTATCTAGTAATATCTTTATATTGCCAGCAGTATCGTGTCAGAACTCTATTACCTACGAAGAAGTGGGTTTTATAGAGAACGAGGCTAGCATAGATAAGGATACTGGGTACGACATTAACAAGTCTGATAGGTGGTGGAAAGAGTTGGAAGAATTCATGGAAAGCATGAAAGAGATAGATGTTTAACAAAGGCTTATGTGTTATATGCGCGATGCCGGCTAAGAAGTACTTGTGCGATAAACATAGGCAGCGTTATGTTTTTAATCCTAAGAACGGCGTTTTTAAGCTGGTAGCTACAAAGTCTATTTCCAAAGGTCAGACTGATCTTTTTAAAAGTGTAAGAAGTATATATCGGATTCCTGTGTTTCAGGAAGTTACGTTTGAATGGAATCCTTATAATAGATACGATATAGCAATAATGTCTGAAAAGCTTTTAATAGAGTACGACGGTGAGCAGCATTTTAAGTTCAATAAGCATTTCCATAAGACAGAGCAAGCGTTTGAAGAGTACATTGGTAAAGATAAAGAGAAGCAAGAGATCGCGCGGATATTTGGTTGGTCTATGGTTCGTTTTTCTTTTATAGAACATGTTGAAGATATCGATTATGTTGAGCAGGCTATTAAATTAAAATTAAAAAATAAAACGGGAGGGGAGGTTAATCATGGCTAGAAGTTTAAGAGTTGGAAGGGGAAGAGGTCTTGGAAGAGGAAAGGGACTTGGTAGGGGTACAGGTAGTGCAGGTAGGGGCGGCGCAGGCGGTTGTGGTGGAACAAGAAGGGGAGATGGAAGCGGCGGCGGAGTTGGTAATAGAGGAACCAGAAGACAACCTGGAAGAAGTAAGTAATTAAAATATGCCGGATGAGGTTAAGATGGAAAATAAGCCGGAAGATAAAAAAGAAATAGTTACTTTAGATGACTTAATTATGTCAGAACTTACAAAGGCATATGATGGGCGATTTAAAGATAGTCTCAATTTAACTGAAATAGAGAAGAAAAAAATAATAGAGTATACTACGAAGATAAAATATGGCTCTTTTGCTTGGATCCCTATGGTATGTTCTGGTAAAACCGGATGTGTGTATCGGGAGTTATGCCCTATAGCTGATAAAGCGCCTCTTGGGGCGCCTTGTCCTTTTGAAAAGTTCGCTGCGGCTGAATGGTATAACGATTACGTAACATCTCTTGATATAGACGTTAGCGATAAAATTGAACGCTCCCAGGTAATGGAGCTTGTAGAATCTGATATTATCAATGCGCGCGCGAACGCTGTTCTTGGTGTTGAGGGTTTTATAATGGAGAATCCGGTAGGGATTGATCACGATACCGGCAATACCATATATAGAAAAGAAGAGCACATGGCTATGAATATAAAGACACGCGTTCAATCAAGAAGGGATCGGATACTTAAGTCCTTTATAGCTACGCGTGAAACTAAAATGAAAGCGCTTACTGGTATAAAAGAAGATCCGACTGAATACTTCGCACGGCTTAGGGCCGCGGCTTTCAAAACACAGACTATACATGAAGGTGAAATTATAGTTAATGATAAAAGTAAAAAGGAAGTTGCAGATAATAAGGAACTTCCGGGGGGTACATTTTGAATACCTTACAATTTTTAAATCGGAAGTGTCTTAGAAATCTAGGTAACTCTAGAATATTTAAAGCTTTAAAAAAACATCCACTTATAGGCTTAGGTTCTGTGGCGGGACTTGGATTGTTTATGTCGTCCAAAGCTCTCGGATCTAAAAAACAGAATCAGAATGGAGGCTGGTAATGGGTGTTTTTGGTATGCTTTTTAGTGGTGCGGCCGCATACGGTGCTACTAAACTTGGCGGCCAGGTATTACGTAATATAGTATCCGCAAATAAGATAGGGTTAGCTCAAAAGTTTGCAAAACCAATAGATGATGTAATCAAGAGTACGTTAAATAATAAGCCTTTGTTTCTAAAATCTTTCGTTCCCGGGGGTGGCCTTATAGCCGGATGGAAACAATTAGGCGGTATGGTTACAGCCGGAAAACAATCATTAAGGTCCGGAGGTTTACGCGATAAGGTTTATGAAAAAATAGAAAAGAATGTTTTAAAAGGCGCTCCTAAAGGACGTTTAGCAGAGTATACAGACTCTTTATCTAAGTTTAAATATGGCGATCATGGAAAAGAGGGGGTCTCTAGATTTAAAGCGATAGCAAAAAGAACTAATAGGAAAAATGGTATATCTATGGATAGTTCTATAGATCGGTTTATTAATTTATCAGAACATGCAGAGGGATCGTCCAGGCTTTTTGGGTCCGCTCTTATTTCAAATACGGCCGTTATTGGTATGCCAACTTTGGCCGGATCAGTTGCTGCTTATAAGATAGGTAGTGCAGCTCAAAGACGAGCTAAAGATAAAATCAACGGTTTTTAATGGGGGGTAATATATTATGGGATTATTTAGTGGCAGATGGGCTGCTAAAGCTCTTGTAGGAACTAAAAAGGTATTTTCCGGAAGAGGTGCTTCTTGGATGGGTAGACATCCGAAAAGTGTAATAGGTGGTTCTGCTGCTCTTACGGCGGGATATGGTATTGCCTCCCAATCATGGAAAGCGTTAACTTTTTCAAACAATAGACCGGGTGTACCTTCGACTGCTTATGGTCCAGGATATATGAGTTGGGGAAAAAGAACCGGTATGCCAGCGAATCATTTGTCTACACAAGGTTTATCTTTGGGACTTTCTAAAATGAGACATACATCTACAATATAAGGATAAAATGAATAATTTAAAGTATCAAAAACCCGAAGCGCAGGATCAAGAAAGTTTATTTTCTATGTTGAACCCTGTTGCTTTAGCTAAATATCAATACGCGAGTCCTTGGGCGTTAATGACCTATAATACGGCGCGTACTACTGGAAAGTTCGGATGGAACCCTCTTCTTTTTGAATTTGGTAATAGGAACGCTAATACTATAGGGGGTAAAGTCGGAGCTGCACTAGGCGGTCGATATACCTCTTATGAACCGGATACTAATCTTGCCAATTTATTTAAAAAATCTGGTATATCAGCAAATAAGAACGATCAAATGTTTGTTAATCAAATGAAAAAAAGTATTCGTAAACACGCGGCTATCCATAAGTTTGATAAGTTTGCGGAAAATGAATTGAGAGAATCTTTAGGAAAACTTGGTATATGGGATTCTATGAAATCAGCCGGAGCGATTACTGGTGATATGAATGCTATTAAAGTTAGTAAAGTAGCTATGCCGGGTACAGGTTATTATCCTAGGTCTAAAGTTGTAAACCTTAGGGGTGAAAAGTTTATTACAGGTTTAACAAAATATAGTAATCGTACAATGGCGTTCATGAGGTTTGGTAGTGCTGCTTTTAATATTACGGCCGGTGTACAGATAGGACAACTTTTAGCTAGTACGGCTACGTTAGCATTTAAAGGGGCCGTGTCAGCAGCAGAATATGTAAGAACAAAAACAGAAGGCATGCGTAATTTAGAGTTTGGCGGATCATTAGGTGTTGGTTATCTAATGAGTGCGGCCGTAACAGAAAGACAAAGAGCGATGCGTGAATTACAAAGAACTCCAATTAACGCTTCTACTTTTATGGGTAATGAAGCTTCAACATATAGCACAATATAACTTACAAGGATTAAAATATGGGCGGATATAACGGTTTTGGTGGTAAGCCTGTTAATAGTATTTTCAAGAACTTAAGTAAGCCGTTGAGAGCTACAGCAGAAATGTTTGCGCTTCCATTAACGGGTGCTTGGATAGGAACGGGCGTAGCTAACATATATGGATTTTACTTACATAACGTTATAAAATATACGAAATATCTCCACGATGTTACTGAAAATACGAGAGCCCTTGAAACAGGTGGAACCCCTGGTATAGGCTATATGACAAAAGACTCTGCTACGGAAAGATCGAGAATGGTGCAAGCGTTACGTAATACAGAACACGGTGGTCGTAGGAATTTAGGCCGTGAAGCGAGTTTATATAGTTCGTTATAGGATAAAATAATGTATAAAGGTCATATTATAAATAAAAAATTTTATTCTATAGTTAATATAGAGGATATAAAGAATTTTCGTTATAATAGAAGATCTTGGAAATGGATTGCGGATTACTATAAAGTTTCTACAATGTTAGTGTATAAATATAGTATAAAGAATGGTATCGAGAAGTATCAGAATATTTCTAAAATAGCGGTATTATGCGCTTATTGTGGTGCGGAATTTAAAGGTGTTGTGGAAAAAAGAAGACCAAACAAAAAACATTTTTGTTGTAAAGATCACTATTCTAAATGGCAAGAAGAGAACGCAATTCCTGAAAATTCAAATTTTTACATTGACGGTAGGAATGCTAGAACAGACAAACATTTGTACCGTAAAACTTCAAAATATAGGGAGTGGAGAAAACAAGTTTATGAAAGAGATAATTATACATGTCGAATTTGTGATCATAAAGGTGGAAAATTGGAAGCACATCATATAAAACCCCAGAGATTATATCCGGAATTACGGTACGATATTAATAACGGTGTTACATTATGTATGCGTTGTCATAAAACAAGGGTAAACTGGAAAGAACATGAGTGGGTTAATAAGTTTACAAATAACGAGACGGAGATATATTCAAATATATGACAGAATTTAGCGTAGATGATGAACAATTAGAAACTGGAGTATTAACAAAAGAACAACAGGATGATTTGGCTGCTGTTCTCGATCCTGTTATATGGTGTCAAGCAACCCTTAAAGATCCCGAAAATCCTAATAAGTTTTTAGATTTCAGAGACTATCAGGCGGAAGCCCTTAGTTATAATCCTTACTTTATAAAGAATGCTAAAGGTGAACTACTCCTTCAGAATCGAATAAAGGTTTTAAGAATGGGTAGACGTGTTGGAAAAACTGTACTACTTGCCGCGGAGGCAATACATAAAACATCTACTAATGCAAATTTTAGAATAATATATATAGCTCCGTTCGAAGCTCAATGTAATATTTTTTTTGGTATCATGGAGAAAATGATAAATGGTACGGTTATTAAACCGACCTCGTTTAGAAAAAAACCTTACTTTCTTCAATTACCTAATGGTTCAACAATAACCGGTTATACAGCGAACGTTCGTTCGTCTAGAAAGGGATCGTCTATTAGAGGAGCAGAGGGCGACCATATAATAGTGGACGAAATGGATCACGGTATAGATGAAGTTATAAATGAAGTTATTATGCCTATTTATATGGGTAATAATATAACAACTATTACGGCGGCTTCAACTCCTTCCGGAAGACGTGGACTGTTTTATTTATGGTGTAATTCTTCTGAAGAGTTAGGAATTAAAGAATATTATATACCTTCGCAAAGAAGTCCTAAGTGGAATAGCGAGTCAGAGAAACTAGCTCTGATGACAATGACGAAGGAGCAGTATACGCATGAAATTTTGGCGGAGTTTGGTGAAGCTGCCGAGGGCGTGTTTAGAAATATAGATTTAGACGCTATAATGAAAACTTACGACTATAAAGATTTAAAGAGAAATCCGGAAAATCTTTATATAATGGGTGTTGATTGGAATGAGACTTTCGGTGTATGTATTGTTATAATCGAAAAATCTAAAAAAACTGGCTTCTATAGATTGTTTAAACATGTTATTATAGAGAAACAAGAACTTACTCAACTAGCTGGTGTAAATAAGATTATAGATATGCATTTAAGAGACTGTCCTTGTAATTTTATATATGTTGATAAAGGTTACGGTAATTGTGTAGGTCCAGATACTTCGATTAATACTATAAGCGGAGTGAAAAAAATAATAGATATAAATATTGGAGATCAGGTATTAACTTATGACGGCTCCTATAGATTAGTAAAAGATAAGATAATTCGTGAAGACGCAAAACAATCTTATATTATTAAACCTGTGAGTTGCGTTCCTACAGTTATAAGCAATTCTCATCCTTTTTTAATTTATAGAACAACTAACAAACAAAAATACAAAGAGATTATAGATGAGTCTAAGTTACTATGGGTAAAGTGTCCAGAAATAAATAAAGTAAAAGATCTAGTTGCTATTGCTAAAACTAAAAATATAAATGCGTTCGAAGAGGGCAAGAAGTGTATTATTGACCTATTCTCTTTATTATTACCAAAATTGTCGGGGTTAAAGTGTGATACCGAGAGTATATGGTTAGAATCTTCATATATAGTAAAAGATCATAACTACAATAGTGTATTAGAATTAGCTAACATTTGTAAAACTAGCGTACCAACTATCAGTAGAATTAGAAAAAAAATAAGAGATAGAAAGGAATTTACAAAATTCGAGAAAATGATTTATAATGAGTATAAAAAATATTTTATAGAACCTGAATTTATTAAATTTCCTAGATATATTGATTTACTTTCTTCAGATTTTCAACGAGTATACGGTTGGTATCTTTCTGAAGGAAATTGTAATGCGTCTAGTTTTGAAATATCTCAAAAAGTAGGAAATCATATTGATGAAATAGACGAACTTATTTTATCATTAAAAAACTTGTTTGGTCGACAGGTAGTCGTATACGAAAGTGATATAATCCAAGTAGTTGTTCATGGTAAAATTGTATCAACTTTAATGGAATTATTGGGAGGAAAATATTCTCAAAATAAAGCTATACATCCTTTATTTATGGAAAGAGCTAAGAATATAGGTTTACTTATACGATGTATATTTCATGGTGATGGACATATAAATAAACATGGGTATGAAATAAGTCTTGCAAGTTTTTCTCTGATATATCAGATACGACAAGTATTAATTGATAATGGAATTTTGGGATGTATTTATAATGTTAAAAAAAGAAATGTTAAACACAAGGAACAAGCTAAGTTGGCTATCCAAGGAAATGATTCGGTATTAAGTAAATTTTCGGTTTTTACCGGACTATCGCTTATACAAAATGGAGGAGTTCAAAGAACTAATTTTATTGAAACAGAACATTATTTTTTAGTAGGAATACGGAAATTTGAAAAAATAAGTAAAATGAAAGGTCTTGTTGATATATCGGTAGAGTCTACACAAAGTTTTTGTGGTAATGGTATAGTTCTACACAACACACAAATAGAATTAATTAAAAGTTACGGAATGAAAAATCCTAGTACAAATTTACATAAGATTATAAAACCTATAGATTATGGTGGGAAGATTCAAATTAAAGATCCAGTAACTAACCTGATGACGGATAAACCCGCAAAACCGTTTTTGGTATCTAATACCCAGTTAGCGGTTGAAGGTCGTCAAGTTTTTATACCTGAAAGTGAAGATACGGATACCGGGATAGTAGGACAAATGCGACAATTTAGTGTAACTAAAATATCCTCTACTGGAAATCCTGTATACGACGGTAAAAATAATGACCATTCGTTGAATGCGATGATGTTAGCTTTATGTGGATTTACTGTTGAATACGAGAATATTGTAATTAGATCTAACGTTGTTAATATTGCGAGCGTTTTGGATTTTATGATTCCTAAAGTAGAGTCTCGAAATGTAGCTGTACAAGACGACAATATACTTAAATTTAGACGGATGTTATCTAGAAATGCTCCAAATTTTAAGTCTAAACCAGACGAAAGGATTTCTAAAATAGCTCAAAGTATGGGGTTTGTTAAAGCTAAGGATTCGTCTAATAAAGTAAACATTTCGCGGGGATCTATGCCGCGTAGGAGTACATTCTAATGGCGTTTTTTAAACCGGATATTAAATGGACATCGAAAGATATTAAAGGAGACGTTAATATTGTTGCGGATAAAAGTAAGAAAGTTGCCCCTGATTCAAAAGATGCGGCCGTTAGAGATACTTATACGGATGAACAAAAAAAACTTATCGATGAGTATATAGATTTATATTCAGATATTAACGATGATCTTAATAGTATAAATGAGGAATTAGACGATGGGTTAAAAGATATAGCAGTTCCATATGATGCTAAAAAGTTTCCTCTTTTTAGAGCAGCACAAGTATGTCCTTATTGTGGAAAAAAAGATACGACCAGTATAATTACATACGATGATATAAAAAGAAAGCAGGACGCTGAAAGTAGATTTAACACAGCTATGTCGAATAATATTGTCCCTACAGACTTTGGCAATATGTCTACATCTGATATCGCTAGTCATCAGGAAAAGGCGTTTAATAATATGCAGACAGATATGCTTAAAGAAGTTGTTAATCAAATTTTGATTTGGGTTTTGGAAATGTTACTGGTTATATTAACACCGTTAAAATATGTACCAGGCGCTAGAGCTATTCCAAATCAAATAGAAAATTGGATTGAAGAATTAAGAGGTAAAAAAACTAAAGACGAAGAACAGTTAAAAAAAGAGGCGTTTGCAGATTATGATAAAAAGTTTTCAGGGTTGAAACCGTTAAACTCTATAGGTGGGATTCACCGAGAATGTGTTAACCATATAAGTAATTTTAATAACCAATTGGATACTGTTATTGATGATACAAAAACTAATACACGTTTGAAAATGCAGAAAACTAACAATGTTATAAAAGATCAGGTAAAGGCTACAAATGAAATATCTGGAGTTGCTATAAAAGACGGGTACATTTCGGGTTCTGGAAAAACTTATAATAGCGATAATTCAGAACCTTATTTAAAAAATAAAGGTGTTGACCCGGCGTTAATATTAGGGGGTGATAAAGGTACAGTAGCTATACTAAAGGAGACAAAAGATTATTGGATTAAGGAAGCTAAAAAAACTTTAATCGATTTTATTTGGTCTACGGAAACTCTTTGTTGTATTTTAAATAATATTTTAAAAATAGGTCAAATAGGTTTGAATTTAACTGGTGGTAAAGAACTTCTCTTGGGGATGAGAAGCGTTTTAATGATGTGGCGAAATTATCTTACTTTTGATTTAAACATTGAAGTTACTAATTTAGTGAATCTTATTGTAGATTTGATCAATACTGTTTTAGGTACATTGTTACGGGCTTTGGCTGTCGCTTTACAAGGTCAAATGAATTTTCTATCTTTAGATGCTTTAAAGAGAGATGAGGAGACAGATTGTCTTCCGTGGAACGCTTTAGTTGATACAATTAGTGATGCGTTAAAATATCTTCTAGGAGAGTTCCATGCTCTATTTTTAGGATTTTTTGAAAAGATACACTTATCTAATATAAAAGCTAAGAAAGCCGCCCAACTTTCGGCTAAGGTATTATTCTTAGACAAATGTATTAATTTAATAGATTCTGTAATTAAATTTATGAAAGTATATAAATATTGTTTGGATTTACAAGAGGGAGAGGGTAAAAAAGACGCTAAACAATTTATTCGAACAAGGCTACATTATGAAGATAGGAGTGAAATAGTTGATGGTGAAAACGTACAATATTCGCCAAAAAGCACTACTATATATAAAGGAGGGAAAGTCGATACATATAATGATATTAAAAAAGAAACTCAAATTTCAGATGATATCGTACTTGACCTAATGGATAATATATCTACACAGGATACCGCCAAGATAGATACCAAAAGTATGAAGATACTTTTAACAAACTATGTTGGCTTATCTGAGACCCAGGCAAACGATGTTTTGGAGAAAGAAGGTGATTGTGCTTGCGATAAATCTTTAACTGATGCTGAACTGGAAGTTATAAAAGACGCGTTGATAAAGAGGGATAAATATGTCTAAATTTTTAGATTTTTTTTCAAACCCATTTGGAAAAAAAAGTAAAGTACGTGAACCTTACGTGGTAAATTCTTTATCATTAAACGTTGTTAAAGATGCGGTTGTTCCTAAATCAAATGTTAAGATTCTTACCGCACGAGTGTATGAAGCGTTAAAGAAACTCACTCAAGGTAGAAATTACGATCTTTTAGATCCTGATGAAAATTTTATAACGATTGCAAATGCGAAATCGGTAGAACCTTACTTACGTAGAGCTGTTGATAGATATATAGAAATGATATGGAAAAATGGTTTTGAATTTGTAAGTCAGAACGATACTGTTGCAAAATATATACAAAGACGTTTTAAAGAAATAGCATTTGTTACAGAAAAACCTACCCGAACTTTATTCGAAGAAATCACAGATCAATTAGTTACGTATTATAATGTGTTTATTTTAAAAGTTAGAAACCCAAAATCCAGTAGTGGTAAAGCTCATAAATTATTTGGTAAAAACGTACAACCGATAGCTGGTTATTTTATATTAGACTGTACTGCCATAAGCGTTAGAATTGATAAAGATCTTGGCGTAAGAAAAGTGTTAGGTTACGAGTATGTCGACGATAGAAGCGGAACTTCGTACGAAATGTTCTTTCCTGTAGAAGACGTCATTCACGTTAATATGAATAAAGATTCTCTAGGATTTTACGGTAAACCGGTAGCTAAAACTGTTTTAGATGATATAAGAGCTTTAAGGCGTATGGAGGAAAATGTTGAAATTTTAGTATTTCAACATACGATCCCCTTGTATCATTATGCAATAGGAACCGAAAATCAACCATGTGAAACGGATGAAATAACGTCAGTTCAATCTCAAGTTGAATCTATGATGACACAAGGTATGCTTATAACATCGGAGCGTCACAAGATTACCGCCGTGGGTGTTCAAAAGGAAGCTTTACAAGTTGAAAATTATTTGGAGTATTTTAAAGCTAGAATTTTAACCGGTCTTGGTCAGTCTAGAATTAATCTAGGAGAAGGATCTGACGCTAGCAGAGCAACAGCTGATGTGTTAGGTCGTTCCGGAATCGAAGCTGCAACTCGATTTAAAAATGTTCTTCAAGTTGCAATTGAAGAATTTATGATAAGTGAATTACTTTTAGAGGGTGGTTTTGATTTTTTTGATGAAAAAAATAAAGTTGAAATTTTTATTCCCGAAATAGATGCTGATGCTAAAGTTAGAAAAGAGTTTCATACAATGCAGTTGTATCAAGGTGGTTTAATTGATGAGGACGAGGCGAGGAAGGATATAGGAAGAAAACCATTTACAGATTTGCAGAGAGTGAAAACTTATTTTGAATTAATAACAAAACCTAGAACATTAATGATTTCCGGGGATGAACCTTGGATAGCTACTTACGGTAAAAATAAGACAGCGGCTACCGCTGCTAGTAAAACAGCAAAAGCTGGAGCTTCGGTAGTAGTTCCCGAGAACCAGTATGGTACGAAGAAGATAGGCGCTACACAAAGAACCAAGGGGGACGATCATATGAAAAAAATTACCGATTCCGTTTACGGTAGCCTATCTGAAATCGAAATTTACAAAAGTATGTTTAATAATCAATATAGTGCGGCATTGAGTGATATTATGGACTCAGTAGCTGAAAAAAACTTTAGTTCAAGTGATGCCGCTTTAAACGTTTCCAGAGATATAGTTTTAGAAAAAGGGAGTGAATCTATAATATCGGCGTATAAAAGTGGATTTTCAAAGCTTAATTTAGATGGCGATTCTAACAATAATGTGGTTTTAGATTTGGATTTAAAACTTATACATAAATTACACGCTAAAGCGGTGTGTGAATTTTTCCGTACTATATCGGTTAAAGTAAACGATGTCGCTCAAGATGGGTCTGGTATAGTGAATATTTTCGATAGTCATAGATATGTTATAGATTTTATATCCGACTGGTTTGTTAAGAAAGCTTTTAATTTAGCTGTTTGTACAGCTTTAAGAATTAAAGGGCAGAAACAAATCGAAATAGTAAAATGCGAAAATGGGGATTGTGAAATAGAAAAAATAAATATTATAGATTTTGCGAACGTGCCGCCTTATAGCGCTAATTGTGAATGTTACATTAAATTAGATCAAAATTAGATTATAAAATTAGGCACTTTATGGAAAAACACACTACTATATAAGAGAAGGATATGCGATAGTGTATATTGTGGTTTTAAAATAGAATTTGTAATAAATTAAGGAGGCAAAGTTATGGCTAAAGATATTTTTAAGGACGGGGATTTGTGTACCGATAGTATAGTGTATAAAATGCCTGATACTACAACTCTTAAGCAAGAGTTCACGACAATAAAGGACTCTCTTGCTAAACAGGTTTTAGAAATTGAAGTAGATGTTACACACGGGGGGTACGTAAATAAAAACGGATATTTTTATACCTCGGAAGGACAAGCTAAGGGTGTTAGTTCCTTTTTTGTTCCATTTAAAAAGCCTGTGCTTGCACAGCATTCTGCTGGGGATACGCCGGTTGGTAGATCTTACTCGGCTGTTTATATACCTTTAAGTAATGTGAATGATAAGGAAGATATCACAACTCCTAAGAGTAAGATTAGAGTTAAGTCTATAATAACAGATGAAAAAGCTATAGATTATATACTTGATGGTAGATATTTTACCGTGTCTAGCGGGGGAGCTCCTAAAAATAAACCAATTTGTAGTATATGTGGGCTAACTGTAGATAATGAGGAATGTAATCATATAAAGGGAAGGAAATACGAAGAGAAGCTTTGTTATTGGATTATAGGAGAAATGGAGTATAAGGAATATTCCTTTGTAAATATGCCAGCTGATACTACTCCAGAACATGCGGCGACTGTTGTGGGACTTAAGTTTATAGAGACAGCGATCGCAGATTCGGCTAACACTAATTTCAACTTAACCGATATAAAGGAGGTTATTACTGACGGAGAGCAAAGTCAAGAAGAAAAAGATAAGGGTGTTAAAGAAGAAGATAAGTCTAAAACTGATGATGATAAAGATGGTAAACCTAAGGGAGAGAATAAAGAGGAAACTAAAGAAGAAAATAAAGACGAATCGATTGTAGCTGAGGCTAAAACTATAACGACAATTCTTTCAGATAATAAAACCTCTGTAGATGATATTAAGAAGTTTTTTGAAGTTTTAAAAAAGGCTGATTTAACTATCGGTTCAGCATGTGAGCTTGTAGAAAATAAGGATAGCGCTTCGGGTTTGATGGATATTATTAATACACTCGAAGAAATTTTTTCTAACGATTTCGATTTAACAGCTCATAGACGTAGCGCTTTGATGAAACAAATGAAAAAAATGAACAAGGATTTAAGTATAGTAAAGTCAAAAAGTGAAGCTATTATTTCTGGTATTTATAAGGCGTATACAGCTTTGCGTAATATTCCACCATCTGTAGATTTTGATGTTACAAAACTTGCACAAAATAAAATAGATTTACAGCAAAAAGATGCTCAGATAGTAGATGCTAATAAACAAATCGAGCAACTTAATCAGGATAACAGGAGGAACTTAGCGGAAAAAGTTATTGATCTTTCAATAATTGCTGGTAAAGATACTATTTCGAAGTTAAATGATGCGTCTGATGTTACAGCTCGGAAAGAGGTTTACGATGATATGGTCGAAGATCTGGTTAAACAAACAACAGATTCATTGGTTAATACTATTGCTGATATCAATAAGGATTTTGTAATCATAAAGAAAGATTTAAATAAAGTTACAGATCCTACGATAACTGACAAGGAAGATAAAACAAAGACAAAACCAGAAACAAAAGTTGTAAATAGAACGGCCGGAGATATTTTGTTCGGCACAAAGAAGAAATAAATAAAAGTAAAAAGGGAGGAATAATATGGGTTCTAAAACATTTAATTTTAACGACACAGTAAGACGTATTCCGTCAAAAGCAATTTCAAGTGATGTTCTTAGTCAGAAAAATTTGGCCATGATTAAAATAATCTTGACCGATCCTAAATACTCGGGGGTAGCTGCATATCCTTATAAGTATTTACCAGTTATGTCACATTGCGATGAGTTGACGAATGGTGGTCTAGAGGGCATTGTTATACCTAAAGGTACTATCGTTTCGCTAGTAACAAATCAGACGTCAATAACGTCTGGTATACCGGTACCTGCATCTTCTGGTACAGTACCCGTGTATGAGGATCAGATTGATACTGGATGGATTACAGCGCCTATCGATGATTCATATTTTGGATATGAAGAATCGATCACAGCACTACTTGTTCCTGCAAATGGTGGGTCTACAAGCGCAATTCCTTATAGTACACTAGATGATGACTTAGATAGTTGGAGTACATCTTCGGATGAAGATTTGTCCATAGGGGGTAATTTACCTTTAGGAATTGTTATGGAAGATATTTTCCAAGATAGTAGGGGAAAAAATCTTAATTATCAGACACATGATGCATATTCTACAGTTGTTGGTGGAAGATTTGATCTACCATTTGTGGATACTTCGATAATTACTGATTTCGGTAGTGATTCCGATATAGCAGATAGTGGAAGTGGATATGCTTCTGTTTGGAAAGAATGGGCATTTCTTGCATTCTCTTCTATTGCATCAGGAGCTCTTTTGAAGTCAGATCTTTACGGAAAATTCGTTGTTGAGGGAACTGCAGTTGGTTCTGCACCGACGGTTCAAACTGTTGGTAAATTGCAAACTCTTGATTGTCGTTTTCCTAAGGAACTTAGTGCTACCATTCAGAACTATCCTGGAACAACAGGGCTTTTGGGTGTAAACACGGGTGGTATTCCTACGGATCTATATATGTTTGCGTATACTGTTTTGACTGCAGTTGGTCTTACAGCAACTGCTACAAGTATCAAAAACTATGTTAGAGACGGTGCGTTCGGATATGCAAGAATTAGTCTTGGGATATAAGGTAGAATAATAAAAATAAACTCTAAAATGGAGGCATAATATGGAACTTACAGATAGACAGAAATTTGAACGTGTATATCAGTGCATGAATAACAACGGCACTGTATACGACTCGGAAGCACAGACAGAAAAACACTTGACGATTCAGGATATTGTAACAAGTCAGGATGTTGCACCGTTTATACCGAAGGTTATTAAAAAGATCATAATGGACGCGATCAATCCGTCTCTCTTGATTCTTGATAATCTATTTTCTAAAGTTAATTTGCCAACTGGGCAAATGATAGAAATCGGCGCTATTAGTGCGATTACAGCTGGGAAGATTCCACAAGGTGGAGATTACCCAACTTCAGTTCTTGCAATGGATGCGATCGGGTCAACTACCCAGATTACAGTATCTAAGTATGGTTGCGCTATTCATATAGCGAAAGAAGTTATAAATGACAATCAGTTTGATGTCATTAAACTTTGGCTTGGTGCGGCCGGTGCTGCTCTTGCCAGACTTAAAGAAGCATTAGCTATAAGACTTATAGATGAAATGGGTATTACTGTATTTGACAATTCAGACCCTACAGCTTCCGAACTTGGAATTTGTACAGGTAGGAACATTGCCGGTGCAGCTAATGGTACCATGACTCTTAATGACATATTTGATATGTGGGCATATCTTGCATTGCGAGGTTTTACGCCTGATACTCTTATAATGTCACCTCTTGCTTGGAAGACTTTTTCAGTCGATCCCCAGCTTAGAGAGATAGTTCTTAAGGGTGCAGTGCTTGCTACAAGGAGAATGCCTATCGGGTCTCCTGCTGCGGGTTGGACAGATCCTATGGGTGGTCTTGGACAATATAGTAAGGCAACAGGAAATGGCGACGGTTCTTCTTCTGTATTACAGACGATGACACCGGTTCAGTCTACGCTTAATATTCCGCCTTCTTATTTGCCTACACCTCTGAAAGTGATTGTAACGCATCTTGCGCCTTTCACAGAAAGAGACGGACTTAAGCCTATTACTGACATAGTTATGGCTGACTCACAGAGATGTGGAATTCTTGTACAAAGAGAAGAGCCAACAACTGAGGAAGCTGACGTGTTTGCTAATGACGTACACACTGTTCATATTTATGAAAGATATGGTATGAACGTGTTTGATCAGGGTAAGGGTATTTGTGTAGCTCGTAACGTAGTTGTTGATTACAATTATGTATTCGAAAATGCTAACAATGCAACACTTGCTGCAATACCTGCAACGCTGTAATAGTATTGTAGAAATGATGTAAAAGGGGCTGGATTGGGCCGATAAAAAGATCTAGTCCAGCCCTTTATTAGTTCATCTTAAAAAGGAGGCTTTATGGCCAAAGTAAAAGCACAGGAAAGTAAAGAAAAGGTTCAACCTGGAAAAGGAATTCCTAAACAGGAAGCTAAAG